GAAGATAGAATCTGTCTACCTTGTTACGCATTCATTACCGCAGATCAAGGAGAAGAACACATGAAGCACCCGTCTTACTGTTGCCAGAAATGCGGAGAATTTATTGGGTGGTTAGGTCGGGTTATGCCGTTTCACAAGTGCAAGGAGAAGAACACATGAACACTGAAGATATTAGGTTTTTATCTGAGGTAGCGAACCGCGCTAAAGACCCTGTAATGATGCACGCCATCATCAGTTCGGCAGTTGGTGGCGTAGTGCGACATGCTGAAGAAGTGCGCAAGCATGCTGTGGATATGGAGATTGTCGCAAGCATGGCAATGAATACACGCCTGTTCAAAGGCAATGAGAAATTTTTGGCAGACAAGTTAGAAAGTTGGAAGCACATGAATGGGCTCCGATGGGATGACCAGATTGCCAAACTCAAGGAGAAGAACAACCCCTAGAACCTGTACTAGAGTTGTATGAGTGCTTCCATGCAACCGATTAGGACGTTAAGGGGCAGACGTTACAGGCAGCCCCACTTACACTAACCATAAGGAAATGTTATGTCTGAAGAAAAACAACCACACATTTTTGTAGCCACTCCTATGTATGGCGGTATGTGTACTGGTTTTTATACCCAGTCCATCATGTTGTTACAAAAGCAATGCCATGAAAGAGGCATCAATATTACCTTCTCTTTCATGTTTAATGAGTCTCTGATCACCCGTGCTCGAAACGGTATGGCACACGGTTTCCTGGGTTCTGAGGCTACTCACCTACTCTTTATCGACTCAGACATACGTTTCCATCCTGATCACTTCTTTAAGATGCTAGAGGCTGACAAGGACATTATCTGCGGTATCTATCCCAAGAAAGAGATCAACTGGGATACCGTCAAGATGGCTATGGACAATGGCGTACCTAACGATCAATTGAAGTGGCATACAGGCTCTTTTGTGGTCAACCTGTATAACTACTCAGGCTCAGTCACCGTGCCTGTCAACGAACCTATCGAGATATACAACGGTGGCACAGGCTTTATGCTGATCAAACGCCAGGTATTCGAGCAGCTAAAGGACAAGGTAGGCTACTACACAAACAACGTCACAGACCTGGCTAACAGCCTACAAGCTGAACGTATCTATGAATACTTCACCACAGCCATTGATGACGAAACAGGCGTACTACTCTCTGAGGATTACTACTTCTGCAAACTGGCTAGAAAGAATGGTATCTCTGTATGGGCGGCCCCCTGGGTATCACTGGCACACGTAGGCACATACTGCTTTGAAGGGCAGTTGTTACCCGCACCATGATGAACGCTCTCGACCTTGGCTGCGGCCCTAATCCACGTAACCCTTTTGCTGCTGACCTTGTATACGGTGTTGACTTGCAAGACTTTGGAAACCCGTTGATCAAGGTAGCAGACCTGGCTATTCAACCTATACCATTTGAAGACAACAGCTTTGATTACTTAACGGCCTATGACTTCTTAGAGCACATTCCTAGGCAGTTATACCTCACTGATGCTGCTAAAGGTGGTGTAGTGCGTCTATATCCCTTTGTAAACGTCATGAGTGAGATATGGCGAGTATTGAAGCTAGGTGGTACGTTCATGTCCTCTACCCCTGCTTTCCCTCATGCAGCAGCCTTCCAAGACCCTACCCACGTCAACTACGTAACACCAGATACCTTTGGTGAATACTTTGATGAATTTAAGACTTGGGGTAAGAACTATGGCTTTAAGGGTAAGTTCTCCATCAAGGCTATGGATTACTTTGGGCCACACTTGGTTGTCACAATGACTAAACTTAGCAATGATATTGTCTAATCGTAGTTACTCCTCTCGCACTGCAAGTGCGTTAGCCCCTGTGAACAAACCAGGGGTTTTTTTTACCGTTTTGCAGTACGCTTGGACTTACGAAATGCTTCAGCCGTTGGAGCACCTTTACTACCAGGCTTCCTCATGCGCTCTTTTGACCCGCGTTTTATCCGTTCTCTCTTGCGGTGGATATTTGCATACAGTCCGTCTTTCATCTACACCCCCATCGTCTACGCGCGGCCTTCCCCCGCTCACCTTTCCAGTGTTTCGAGCGAGCACAAAATGATCTGTGCCTTGGCCCTGATTTTTGTGGTGCTTTTAGGTTTGATCCTGTGGCTCGGTTATATTTTGCTCTGCCTTTTGCGGTTAAACCTCCCCCTTTGGAAACGGATTGTTTCTCGCCGCGCCCGACTGAAAGGTTTGTATCACTCATATTTACGTGTTCCTGACCGATCTATGATCAAGGCTTGGCCGCGAGGCAACTCACCTTCCCGTGACGGTACTGATACATGAGTCCATCTGTCGAATTCTCTAATGATCTGGTCAAAGGGCAAATCACTACCGATCACAGCTTTGCAAACCTCATCAGGCGTCATGCCAGGTACGCGAATGTCAGCAGCGCAGCCCAAGATGTGTTGACTAGTACCTTTAGAGCCTACTGCTTCGTTTACTGCTATGGAGCGGTAAGCGGAATTTACCATGATCGGTTTGCCGCCCAACAATACCTTTACTCGCTCAAGAAACTCAGCCAGCCGAGTTAGATTGGCTTTTGCTTCATCATTAGGCGTGTTGTCTAACTCACGGTGCTCAGTGATTGTCAGTTCTTCTAGCGTAAAGTGTGGTGTTAAGTTCATTTGTTTATAGGCGTACTGTTGTGAATCATGTGATCTTTGTCCTGGCTTGAAGCACTAGAACCAAAATAGAACGCAATAATGCCAGTCCAAGCCGTACCCAAACTACCTAACATAATATCTACTTCAGCAGCCTGGTCAATCTTGCCACTCATCATGGCAGCCAAAATACCAAAGAATCCTACAGTGACAGCAATAGCCAAAGTGGGGGGAACCCATGACTTGACAGTCTTTTGCATATCACGGGCTGACGCAGTATCAGCATATTGCAGCTTGGCAAAGTCTAAGTTCATCTCCTGAGCCTTAGCTTTGATAGCAAGTTCTGCCTGTTGAATGGCCGCTACTTGCTCACCAGTCAACTTACCTGTCTCAATAGTCTTTTGTACGTCATCACCTGATACACCCAGGGCAGACTCAAGAGCACCAACAGCCATACCCGCTACAGGACTACCAAGGGCTGACGCAACAGTGGGTGCTAACTTCTCTAGCGTTTCAATCCAAGAATCAGCCATCTTTCCTCCCTGCTAATAAAGATACAACCACCGCAATAAGTTGTAGGGTCCATTGTGTGGTATCACCTGTTTGTTCACATGGAACAACATCAAAATTACATACCGCGCCTACCGTACCAGATATAGCTACCACATACACCAGCAACCATATCAAAATTGTTTCGTGGTTCATTTTTTATTCCATAGCTCAAACAACGTCTTAATCTTTTCTTCTACTACGCCAATCCGTACATCCATCTTAGCTAACACTATGACTAAAGTGATAAAAGCTATAACCATAGGCCATAGCTTTGCGATTAGGTCTAGTGTGTCCAAATTAGACTACCGCGTTAAACCACGCCTTTAGGCGGGTGAATACGTCATCTGCCATCTGCTCTACTTCAGCAGGAATATTAGCCAATTGTTGCTCTAGGGCAGCAGCTTTTTCTTTAGCAGCATCCCAGTCAGCTTGCACTTGGGCTACGGTTGCATGGTATTTAGCTTCAGCGTCAGCCAGAGCTTGTTGTGCGGTTGCCAATTCTGCGTTCAAAGTATCTTTAATGCTCATATTTAATATCCTTGTGCTGTAGGTTGATTAAGAATGGTATAGCCTTCAATAACTACCCCAACTGCTGAAGTACCCGTGCTGCTGTTTACTTGAAACTGAATATCTGTACCAGCCGCATACGCAAATGGAATAGTGCGTAACGCTATAAAGTTACCAACAAAAGGTTGCTGCAATACAACTAACTGAGTGCCAGTAGCACTGTTAGCAGATACACGGTATGTATTAAACACTGAACCCGCATAAGATAATGAAGTAGATACTTCAGCGCGAGTCAGATAAAAGGTGCTGTTAGCCGGTACGGTATACCAAGAATTCTGGCTCTTACCAATACCAGGGTTCATCTGTATGACTACATTCGTACCCTGTTTAGCTGTCACTGTACCTGTGGCATTACCGGCTGTTGTTACCATACTATTCACACGGTAGTAGGTATTGGTAGTCACTACGTTACTTGTACCAGTTAAGGTAATGGTTTCACTGATCGTGTTATAAGAACTGTCCAAACCAGTGATCGTCACATTAGCCGTGTCAGATGTGGTACTAGCCACGTTGAGCGTAGACGCTGTAGTGATATACACATAAGCACTATTCTGT